TCGTGGGCTTGGCGTTGTGCGGATCCATTCGATCTGCTCGTCGGTAAGAGCCTCGCGGATCTCCGGAGCAGCTGCTGATCTTGGAACAATAACTGCGTCCACAGGATTGAAATCAAGCACGCGGTCAACAATGGCCATCTGGAACACCTGACGTGCCGCCATGCGGATCTGCGTCAAGGTCTTTCTGGAGAGCTCGCGGGACAACCTTGTGATTATGGGCTGTATATCGGATGTCCGGATCTTTCCGATCTCCATGTGATCCAGCTCCGCAAGATGACTGATGTTAGCCTTGTAGGCTGCAAGCTGACCGGCTCCACAGGTCTTTGAAGCGATCCACCGTTCACGCCACTGCCGGAACGTATCGCGCTGAGCACCGATATCAATACCCTTACCCAGGGCGGCGCGGATTTCTTCGGCTTTACGTTGTACTTCTTTCTGGGTGCTACCATATACCGTCTTGTATTTTCTCTTTTGGCTTTCATCGCGACCGATAAACACACTCATCTGGTATCGCCCATCGGCGCGCTTAGTGAGTTTTGACATAAAATAACCCTCCTGTTCTTGACAAGAAGGGCATAGCAATGCTAAGATATAGCTGTCTTTCCACGAGACACTGCCATACCCTTCGGTGTGGTGCCCCGTATCCTGTTGCAGCAGGGTGCGGGGATTTTTTATTTATTCTTTTGGTTGGTACTCATACTTTCCGTTACGCGGAACGAGGCATATGTAAAGCGTCAATAGTAATAGTGCGTGTTCGCAAATTCTATCAGTTCATCAAGATCGCCTGGGAGAGCTTGCGGAAAGTCCTTCTGAAAGGCTGACCGAACTTCGTGGTCGTGCATATCGAGCTGCCCTCCGCCAAGCCGTAGTCTGGTATGTGGAGCCTGACCCAGCATCACCAGTCGTTCCGGATCAAATGATCCCTTACGGAAATACATCAGAAAAGAATTAATCCCGTTTATCTGCGGATCCCGGATGTCAAACACGGCGAACGGTGTTGAATCCATCCATTCCGTGTCACCATCATAGGAATAAAACTGATATGTTACCCCATCGGTAAGTATGCCGATCCACGCATGACAATTCATAAAATAGGACAGAAGCTGCTCGTAGTGATCCTCAAGCGAACGACCGATACGCTTTGCTTCGATAACTACCTTAACGGTGCTGTCTCGTTTCAGCATAATGTCTGCACGGTTGTTATGACCTGCACTGACTTCCATTGCTCCGGTCAGAGGATCCGCAACATCCCATCCGAAAACAGCAAGGAACGGAAAGATCAGTTGTACTTTCGTGATCTCCTCATTGGCTCCCTTGATCATTTCTGCGACTGTGCACAGATGCTCCAGACTCTGGGTAATCTCCTGAATGATCGTCTGGTTCGGATCCACAATAGCTTCTGAGTTCTTATTTCGTCTTCTTGTAAACAATCCCATATCGGTATTCCCTTCATATTGACAAGTTTCTGCACTTGCCCTATAATAGAGCAGATATGGTGATAAACCGTCACCTATTGTACCTGCCGTCCGGGTGTGCCAGCACTCGGGCGGTTTTTCGTTTTATAGCTTAGTCATAACTTCGACCGCTACACCATATATGCGTGCGTTGCCGGAATCGAATTCACTTTTATGAACAACAATGGGTTCGTACGCATTGTTCTCGGGGACAAGCAGTACTACGTCGCCGCTGCCCGCACGATATCTCTTGAGGGTTGCTTCATTGCCATTAACTCCGCAGGCGATGATGTCACCGTTGTCGGCGTAATCCTGTTTGTGTATTATAACAATGCTGTTGTTGGTGATCCCGGCTCCGATCATACTGTCACCTTTGACACGCAGCGCAAAGTATTCTTCCGGATGTGTGCGCGTTGTCGGTATGTATTCTTCAATACACGCCTCGGAGAAAATAGGAACCCCTGCGGCGATTCTGCCGTAGACAGGTATTGCGCCGGTGATCGGAATGGCGTTGGTGGGTATATCAACTTTCTCTTCGATTAATTCGGATTTCTGCACACCGAAATAATTAGCCATAAGCTCAATCTTGTCAATACGTGGATACTTTAGTCCATTGACCCAATCAGAAAAAGTGGAATAAGATACACCAAGCGCAGCGCACATCTGTTTTCGGTCTTTTCCGTTCTCTACCATTAAGCGAGTAAGGTTATCGGAGAATATTTTTTTATTTCCAAGGTCGCTCATATTTCTGCCACCTCCAATGCGATTATACGTTATTTGCGGAATAAAAGCAAGAATAAAATGAAAAAATTCCGCTTTAAGGGTTGACATTATGCTAAAAGCGTAATATACTATGCTTGGAGAAAGGAGGTGTAGTAATGCCGATAACATTAAAAGCTGCACGTGTTAATGCAAATCTTACGCAGGCTGAAGCATCAAAGCTCATTGGCGTCAACATTGATACCATCAGAAACTGGGAGCGCGGAGAGTCTTATCCCAGCGTTCCACACCTCAAAAAGATAGAACGTGTATACGAAGTCAGCTACAACGACCTTATTTTTTTGCCCAAAGATAACGCTTAAAGCGTAATATCGTAAATTCAAATATTACAGTATTTCGCAACCGACAACAAGAGTGCGTGACACATAGATACGCCCACCCGGTATTGGTAGTACCGGGCAGGCTTTACCGTAAACTCGCCGCCTATGATTGGGTCTATGTTTTATTCAGAACGCTTTACTTTATTTTTTCTTCAACCGGCCTGACCATCAGACAGGAGAAGGATTCAGGGGTATTTATCCATTCGCTCATCGAATGAACCTCGTAGCCTTCCCGGAGAAGCTCTTCCATTTCTTCGCGGGATTTCGCTTCCTTGAATTCCTTTTCGATTTCCTGCACCCTGCCGCACCCCCTTTCGGAGGCGGCGAGCTTACCGGATTATTCTATCACGTCACGAAGAAACCGACAACAAGAGTGCGTAGAGAGAAAGGAGGAAATGCTGTGCACACATTCACAATTGGCACTTGTGGTAAATATGAAATCGCCCAGCTCGACGGAAACGAGCTGAGCGACATACATTCATATATGATATCACGAATGCCGGATGGAACAAAGCTGCTGACTTTACAACTCGTCATCGGTGACTTTGAGCTCGTCAGTGAGGAACAGAAGTAAGCCACGAAACAAGTGCCGATGCAAGGGCATTTGTGATCCAGGAGTGGCGCTCCATTACGGAGGAAAAGTTCGAAAACAGTCCCTTGCTTGGCGGTATTTGTTCGTCAACAAGCATTTCAAGCAAGGAAATGATCTTTTGCAAATCCTCCCTGTCAGGACCGCCGTCAGTTTCTGCTTTCTGGCGCATTTGATCTATCGAAGCCGTGTTGAAGTTTAACTCGGCAATACCTTGTGTGCCAATGATCGAGCCGGTAGCGGTTCCGATATTGAAGATTACAGCACTGTTTGTCGCCTCCTGAGAGTATTCGGACTGTGATTTATAAAAGCAGTCAAGTGATGAAGCGCTTCCGTGCAGATAGCTGGTTTTTGTGTCAAAAACATAATACCGCTCGTTTTGACCGTTTATCAGCCAATCTCCAACCTTGATATCGCTGTTGGGCATAAAGCCAATAAAGGCGCGGCCTGTCAAGGAATCATGATTTTCGAGACCGTTCAGTTCAGCGATGATTGTTCCATTTCGTTCTATCCTAAATGGATGACCATGCATCTTTAGAAATCTGACAAAAACATCATTTAACACTATACTCACCCCCTTTCCAAGGGGAGTATATCACATGCAAATATGGTTCGCAACCCATCAACAGAACTGCAAAGGAAGGAGAACCTATCGATGAAAAAAGAACTCATTTATCACAGCACCCGAGAAGCTCCGGCAATTATGTCCCTTGAGCAGACGGCGATCCTTCTCGGCATTACTCCCGAATGCGCCAAGTCCCGCGCGCAGCGTGGAGATCTCCCCGGCGCATTCAGATCCGGCAAGAGCTGGCGCGTCGACAAGGAGGTACTCGTTGAATCCTTCGGTACCCGTCAAAGATCCAACGAGCATACAACAGAAACCACCGAGCTTACCGCTGCTGTTCGCGCCCTGCTGGACGCTTTGAGCCGGGCTTCCGCATAAAGACAGGAGGAATCAAAATGAAGATCACCAGAGGTCAGGCGACCACTATCCGCGCCATGGCGATGGACGAAGCATCCAACGCCCAGATTGCAGCGGCGACCGGTCTGCCGCTCAGCGAAATCTACGCATTCCGCAGCCGGAACAACATCACCCGCGACAAGGTCAAGAAACTTCTGTGCGGAAAGAGCGTAAAGAAAGCCGGCACGACCGCTCCGAAGCTGCCGGTCGAAATGGACGACGCCTTGACCGCTATCGTTACCAAGTGCGGCGGCAAGCTCGATGCCGTTGTCGAGTACATATTGGCTGCAAGTGCCGACGAGAAGGTCTGCAAGTATTGTGCTGCAACGACCGTCGAAGAGTGTTGCAATCGCAACTCATGCGCCCGGGCCGTCGCAGCCTGTCTGAGGGAGCGTGATGGTCATGCTTAGAACCGTGCTCTACGAAATCCTCGGTGCCCTCGAGTTCGCCGGCTTCCTCGCTGCTCTTGGCGCTGCCTGCGTCTGGATATCGCGGATGCCGTGGTACCGTCGGCTGAACGAGAAACTGTGTCCGGAGGTGAGTGATGATGAGTAAACATCGATTTTACGCAAAACACGCTATAAACAGGATCGATCGTTACATCTATCCTAGCATAGCATACTGGATGAACAGAACCGGCCGCAGCGCTACGATGCTTGCAGAGGAGATCGGCGTCACTCACACAACGCTATGTATGTACATGACCGGCAGGCGAGAACCCAAAATGTTTTTCATCCTCGATATTCTGCGGATCACCGGCATGACATTCGAGGAAGCGTTCAGGAGGAGAGAAGAATGACCCACCAGACATTCACGCCAGAGGAGCTCGCAGAGCTCGCCGCATTCGACGCTGAGGTTGACGCTGAGGTCGACGCAGCTATCGAGGACGAATACATATCAAAGTGGCTGGACGAGCTGGCTATTATGGATTCTCTGGATCACAAGCAGGCTCACAAACGTCGTCACCGGCGAGCCTACTATGAAGCCCACAAGGGCGAGATCGCTGAGAAGATGCGAGCCTACTATGAAGCCCACAAGGGCGAGATCGCTGAGAAGATGCGAGCCTACAGGGAAGCCCACAAGGACGAGATCGCTGAGAAGATGCGAGCCTACAGGGAAGCCCACAAGGACGAGATCGCTGCTTATCAGAAAGAGTACCAGCGCGAATATCGCAAGGGCAAGCGTCGCCGTCAGCACGTTATTGTAAGCGAAATAGAAAACGCCGCCTCCGGAACCGCGAATTCCGAAGACGGCAAAGCCAATAAATGACACCGCTATTATAGCGGAGAAAGCGAGATTTGTCAAATGTCTGACTACATCATCAAAATCGAACCGAACCACCGCCCTCGTCTCGTTGAGTGTGACAAGCTGACACTTGAGTATATGCAGACCATGGTCGAGGGAGACGTCGAGGTCACCGACGCGTGCCGCGACCTGCAGTACAAATACCCTCATTTGAGGACTGCAAGCAATGCAGATGGAAAGTTTTTTGACCTAGAAGGAAACCTCGTTGCGTCTATACTTCATTCCGTTGCCCAGGGCATGATTTACGGCCCCGCGTTGCTGATAATAGAAGAAGATGGCGAACGGCGCCCCATGACCGAAGCCGAAGCAACCGACATCCGCGAGACAATTGAGAATTGCTTCGACATCGAATTCGAGGAGGGCGAGGAAGAATGAGCACCAAAATAACCCGTCTGGAGATCGAGAACGTCAAGCGCGTCCGTGCTGTTGCTCTTGCTCCCGATCAGAACGGTCTGACTATCATAGGAGGCAAGAACGGACAGGGCAAGACCTCCGTCCTTGATGCCATTGCCTGGGCACTGGGCGGCGACAAATACCGCCCCTCCGGTGCCCAGCGCGAAGGCTCGGTCATTCCGCCGATGCTGCACGTGGAGCTGTCCAACGGACTTGTCGTCGAGCGCCGGGGAAAGAACAGCGACCTCAAGGTCATTGACCCCAACGGCAACAAGGGCGGTCAGACCCTGCTCAACGAGTTCATCGAGCAGCTGGCTCTCGACCTGCCGAAGTTCATGCAGTCCACGTCAAAAGAGAAAGCCGGCACGCTGCTGAAGATCATCGGCGTGGGCGATCAGCTGTACAAGCTGGAGCAGCAGGAGCAGACGCTCTATAACCAGCGCCACGCCATCGGTCAGATCGCCGATCAGAAAAAGAAGTACGCTGCCGAGCTGCCCGAATACCCCGACGCGCCGAAAGAGCCGGTGTCTGCTTCGGAACTTATCCGTCAGCAGCAGGCAATCCTCGCCCGGAACGGTGAAAACCAGCGTAAGCGCGACCATCTGGATGCCATCACCGCTCAGTATCATCAGCTTTGCTCGGAAATAGCGGAGATGTACACACGGATCCAGGGAATGGAAAACCGCCGTGACGAGCTGTCAGCAGATATGGCTATTGCACAGACCGACACCGCTCAGCTGGTGGATCAGTCAACCGCAGAACTTGAGCAGAACATCGCCGACATCGAGCAGATCAACATCCGTGTCCGCGCCAACCTCGACAAGGAAAAAGCCGAGGAGGACGCAAAGGAATATCAGGCTCAGTACGACGGTCTGACCGCACAGATCGAGGATCTCCGCGACCAGCGCATTCAGCTGCTCGCCGGCGCGGACCTTCCGCTGCCCGGACTGTCGGTGCAGGACGGTGAGCTGATATACAACGGCGCACGCTGGGACTGCATGAGTGGCGCGGATCAGCTCCGTGTGGGTACCGCCATCGTCCGCAGGCTCAATCCGAAATGCGGCTTTGTGCTCATCGACAAGCTTGAGCAGATGGACACCGACACCCTGCGTGAGTTCGGCGAATGGCTGGAAGCTGAGGGGCTGCAGGCCATCGCCACCAGAGTGAGCACGGGAGACGAGTGCAGCATAATTATCGAGGACGGTTACGCCACCGGTGCCGTGACCGACACCACCTCCGACGCACCGGCAGGAGGTTACTGGCAATGAACATATCAAGTGGAAAAATCATGAGCGCCCAGAAGGTGGTGCTCTACGGCCCCGAGGGCATCGGCAAAAGCACCTTCGCTGCGCAGTTCCCTGACCCCGTTTTCATCGACACCGAGGGCAGCACCAGACACATGGATGTGCGTCGGTTTGACAAGCCGTCCAGCTGGACGATGCTCACGGAGCAGGTCAGCTATGTGCGCGATCACGTCGATGTGTGCAAGACCCTCGTCATTGACACCGCCGACTGGGCGGAGCTGCTGTGTATCAACGATATCCTTGCGCGCTACGACAAGAAGGGCATCGAGGATTTCGGCTATGGCAAAGGCTATGTATATCTGGCGGAGCAGTTCGGCAAGCTGCTCAATCTCCTTGAGGAAGTCGTCAGCCGCGGCATCCACGTCGTCCTTACCGCCCACGCAAAGATGCGCAAGTTCGAGCAGCCCGACGAAATGGGAGCCTATGACCGCTGGGAAATGAAGCTGTCCAAGCAGACAGCGCCCATGGTCAAGGAATGGGCGGATATGGTTCTGTTCGCATCCTACAAGACCATCGTGGTCAAGGACGGTACCGGCGAGCACACCAAATCCAAAGCCCAGGGCGGAAAGCGCGTCATGTACACCAGCCATCACCCCTGCTGGGATGCCAAGAACCGCCACGATCTGCCGGAGACCATGGACTTTGATTTCAGAGCCATCGCCCACTGCTTCCCATCGGGGGCAGCCATCGCCGAGCAGACACCGCCGCGACAGCAGAGCGTTCTATCTGACAGTAATGCACACAACGTGACAGGAGTACAGCCTGAATCAGGTGTAAACTCCGGTTTATCCGAAGGTACACCCGATTCTTCCCGGACAGACATTCCCAAAGCACTCAGCGATCTGATGCACGCCCACAACGTCAGCGACGATATGATCCGCACCGTGGTTTCCGAGCGCGGATACTTCCCGTACTCCACGCCCATCGCCAGCTACGGCGAGGATTTCATCAACGGCGCTCTGATCGCCGGCTGGAATCAGCTGCTGCCGCTTCTGGAGAATGTCAGAGACATAAATTTTTGATTTAAGGAGACAACGATAATGGCAGAATTTACATCTGTTGATCGCGAATTCACATGGGACGACACCATCGAAAACGAGGGCAGCGAATTTACGCTGCTGCCCGATGGCGTCTACCGTTTCACCGTTGAGAAATTCGAGCGCGGACGCAGCTCCGGCAAGGGCAAGATCCCTCCCTGCAACATGGCGCTGCTCACCCTGCGCGTGTCCGACGTGGCAAACCGCAGCAGAGCCGTCATTGAGGACAGCCTGCTGCTCCACACCAAGATGGAATGGAAGCTGTGCCAGTTCTTTCTCGCCATCGGTCAGAAAAAGCACGACGAGCCTCTGCGCATGAACTGGCAGACCGTCCCCGGCAGCTCCGGCTGGTGCGAGATAACGACGGAGACATGGACGGGCAACGACGGCAAGGAGCGTCAGTCCAATCGCATCGCCCGTTACATCGATCCTGCCGATGCCCCCGAGTATAACGTCGCCCCCTCTGCGCCTTCTCAGCCTAACAGCTTCTGGAATAACTGATGGAAGCGGTACAGAAAATGCAGATGCGCCCCTACCAGCAGGAGGCGTTCGATTCCATATTCAGAGAATGGGAGACATTGGGTCAGCGCAAAACGCTTCTCGTTCTGCCCACCGGCTGCGGCAAGACCATCGTCTTTGCCAAGGTCGCCGAGCGGTGCGTCACTCAGGGCAAGCGCGTGCTGGTGCTTGCCCATCGCGGCGAGCTGCTGGATCAGGCAGCCGACAAGATAGCCAAAGCCTGCGGCCTTGGCTGCGCCACGGAGAAAGCCGAGCAGTCCTGTCTGGGCAGCTGGTTCCGCATCACCGTGGGCAGCGTCCAGACCCTCATGCGTGAAAAGCGCCTTGCTCAGTTTGCCCGTGACTACTTCGACACCATCATCATCGACGAGGCGCATCACTGCCTGTCCGACAGCTATCAGCGTGTGCTGGAGCATTTCGGCGACGCTGACGTGCTGGGTGTCACCGCCACTCCCGACCGCGGCGATATGCGCAATCTCGGGCAGTATTTCGACAGTCTTGCCTATGAATACACACTGCCGAGAGCCATCCGCGAGGGCTATCTGTCGCCCATAAAGGCGCTGACACTTCCTCTGCAGCTTGATCTGAGCGGCGTGTCGGTGCAGGCAGGAGACTTCCGTGCCGCCGACATCGACACCGCCCTCGACCCGTATCTCTACCAGATCGCAGACGAGATGCTGGAGCACTGCGCCGATCGCAAGACCGTGGTGTTTCTTCCTCTGGTCAAGACCTCCCAGAAGTTCCGCGACATCCTCAACGACAAAGGCTTCCGGGCAGCTGAGGTCAACGGCGACAGCGCCGACCGTGCTCAGGTTCTCGCCGATTTCGACGAGGGGAAATACAACGTCCTGTGCAACTCCATGCTGCTCACCGAGGGCTGGGACTGCCCGTCGGTGAACTGCGTCATCGTGCTGCGCCCCACGAAGGTGCGCAGCCTGTACAGCCAGATGGTGGGCAGAGGTACGCGCCTGCATCCGGGCAAGAAGGATCTTCTGCTGCTTGATTTCCTCTGGCACACCGAGCGTCACGAGCTGTGCCGCCCCGCCTGTCTGATCGCGGAGAATCCCGAGGTCGCCAAGAAGATGACCGAGAACATAGCCGAGGCAGGCTGCCCCGTCGATCTCGAGGAAGCCGAGACCAGGGCAAGCGAGGACGTCGTCGCCCAGCGCGAGGAAGCACTCGCCAACAAGCTTGCCGAGATGCGTACCCGCAAGCGCAAGCTTGTCGATCCCCTGCAGTTTGAAATGTCCATACAGGCGGAGGATCTATCGGGCTACGTTCCGGCTTTCGGCTGGGAGATGGCGCCGCCCTCACAAAAGCAGCTTGAGCGCCTTGAAAAGCTGGGCATCTTCCCTGACGAGATCGACAGCGCCGGCAAGGCTTCACTGCTGCTTGACCGCCTGAGCAAACGGAGAGACGAAGGTCTGACTACCCCCAAGCAGATCCGTTTCCTCGAAAGCAAGGGTTTTCGGCACGTGGGCAGCTGGACTTTTGCCGCCGCCAAGCGTCTCATCGACCGCATCGCCGGCAACGGCTGGCGCATCCCTCCGGGAATCAATCCTGCTACATACACAGGAGAATAAGCCATGCAGGAAAGCAAATTAGATCTCATTGAATTACTGGATTACATCGACCCGGCTGCCCTGAACTATACCGAATGGGTCGGCATCGGAATGGCTCTCAAGCACGAGGGCTACACCGCCGACCACTGGGATAAATGGAGCAGCCGGGATCCCAAAAGATACCACGCCGGGGAGTGCGCCGTCAAATGGCAGTCCTTCACCGGCATGACAAACGCACCTGTCACCGGCGGAACGATCGTCGCTCTGGCAAAGCAGGGCGGCTGGTCGCCCCGCCGCGAGGACAGGGAGCTGGACTGGAACGACAGCATCGGCAGCGAGCCGGTGATCGTTGACCGCCACTGGATCGAGGGCAGGGAGATCGCCTCACCCCAGCTCTGGAACCCCGTAAAAGACCTTATCACCTATCTTGAAACACTGTTCGAATCCACCGACATGGTGGGCTATGTGACCCGGGCCACGAAAGGCGACGGCGGACGGATATCGCCGTCGAAAGGTTGCTGGGATAGAACTGCAGGGCAGTTAATCGAACAGCTGAGTAAATGCAATGGTGATATCGGCTCGGTGCTGGGTGACTACAGCGAGGACATCGGCGCGTGGATCCGCTTCAATCCCCTCGACGGTAAGGGCATCCGCAATGAAAACGTCACCGAATTCCGCTACGCTCTGGTGGAATCGGACAGCGTGGATATCGAAAAGCAGAACGCCATCCTCCGGGAGCTGGAGCTGCCCATAGCCTGTCTTGTTCACTCGGGAAACAAGAGCCTGCAC